GCCCCGCCTACCCCGCCCCTATCTCCCTTGATACCCCCCCTGCCCTAGCCCGAAGGGTATACCCCCCCCTAGTATCGCCCCGCTAGGGGGCGGATTATTGCCGCCCCCCTCCCCCCCAAGCGTATCTGCGGGGGTTGCAGTTTTTTGCAGGAACACCCAGCCCCGCATTGAACACCCCTTCTGATAAGGCCGCGGGGGGTATCCTCTGAAAAGAGACCGTTTACACCCGTCTCCCTAGGTTAAGACTTCATTAAGAGATTATTAAGAAACCTTAATCTGCAACTTTGTGCAAAAACCCCCCCAATTTCTGGTTATATGGGGGGAGATAAAGAGGGGGGAAACGAACCCTACCTCCTAGAATTAGATCTCACTCTTAAATTGGGTTCGTATCCAGCCGCTAGGCTGGTTTAGTAAAGGGTAACCCCCTAGGAGAAAGAGGGACATAATAATGCCACGAGGTTCAGGATACGACGGTATGAACGATTGGTCGGATAAGCGCGGAAAGCGAAAGAGGCCAGCACCAGGTGGCCCGCAGAAGAGGCCAGCACCAGGTGGTAAGCAGCCAAAGCCAGGGAAGATCCAGCCAATCGTTGGTCGAAAGCCAGGTAAGCCTCGTGACCCAGGGTTCGTCCCTACCCCACGAGTACCAAAGAATCCAGATCGTAAGACCATTATGCCTGTAAGGCCAAAGAAGAGGGGACTGTAAAAATGGCAGTAGATCGAGGATATGGGTCAGGGAAGCCACGCTCGGCGGCCAACTCGTCAATGCGACGACGTGTTGCCGCTGGCCAGACGCCTAAAAGCAAGAAGAAGATGGCGCCATTGGGTTCTGGTGCGTCGCAGAGCCTAAAGGCTGAAAAAAGCCGACTTTCTGGAAATCTTCTTGAGGCATTTACTGGATTTAATAAGAAGGACGGCGTAGACGCTGGGGACGTCGCTGGGCTTGCACTAGCAATCCCTGCTGGCATCGGTGGGGCAGTTCTCAGGGCTGGATCACGACTTGTTCCTGCTGGTGTTCGCATTGCCAAGGCAGCAACACGAGTTTCTAGGGTTGCCAGAGGAACCAGGCGTAATCTTTCCGAGCCACTTGCGGCAGCAAGAAAGAAAGTTTCTTCGGAACTTGACAATGTTAAAATGGCTGGAAGCGATGCCTATTCTAATTACTACGCAATGGAAAGACGTATTGGCTCTGGCCCGACAGATATGCTGTATGGATCTGAGGGGAAATACATTCAGCGCGCTAAGGACGCAGCATATGTAAATGTTAATAAGGCTGGGGAAAAAGCGGTCAGACTAGGGAGACTTGCAGAGCGAGCGGCAGAGCGATCAGATGTAGTTAGCGCCGCCGATGAAATTAAGCGTCGACTTGCTGCACTTAAGCGAGCAAAGAGAAACCGATAAAAAGTTACAACGCGACCGTTTCAGTGGGGGATGCAGTTTAAGACCATTTCGGAGGTAGTATGCGGGAGAAACGACTCAAAGACTACCTTGACCGTGCAAAGCGCATCCTCAACTTGAGCCACTGGGAGATTAAAGTCTCCTCAGATCCGCCTCCAGATGATGCTTGGGCCGATGTCGAGGTGTCTCAGAACCTTTATGCAGCTACTATCCGCTTCTCCCCAGGACTCTGGAAGGAGAAACCAGAAGAGATTAGGCGTGTGATTGCACACGAATTGATTCATTGCCACTATGCGGGGGTCGAACGCCTAGTGGAAGTGGTCCAGGATGCCCTCGGCACGACTGCTGGGGAGATCGTGGAGAAGATATGGGACGTGGAGTCCGAACGGGGAGCAGATTCGCTCTCAACTGCGGTAGCAGAACTTCTACCATTACCAACATTTGGAGATAAATAAGATGGCAGTCGACAAGGGTTACGGATCAGGGAAGCCACGCTCGGCAGCGAACTCGTCAATGCGACGACGTGTTGCCGCTGGCCAGTTGAGCAAGAGAAAGTTGACTAATAGCGAACAGTTTGATCGTTCACGAAAAAAGCTGGCAGCATCTCCGCTTGGTCAGTTTGCTGATACTCTTCTAGGATTTGCCCTGCCAGTTGGCAAGGTAAAAGCTGCGGCTGCTGCCTTTAGATCGCGTGGGTCTGGGTTTGCTATGAGCCAACTTGAATCTAGGGTTATGGCAAAGGAATTTGGAAAGCAAAGGGCAAAAGAGATCGCCTCTGGTGTTCCTGCATCAAGCACTTATAATTATGGGCTTGGACCAATTTCACGAGTAGCCTCTTCTAATTTGTATCCAAAATATTCGCCGCCGAAGCCAACAACGCCTGCGCAAAGAATTGTTGACAACCCACGATGGGGAAGGTCAACACGCCCAAAGGTTAAGCCGCTTCCAATTCCAAAGGGAAGGGGCGGTCGATAATGGCAGCGGTTAGACGTCAAAAGGGCGACAAGACAAAGGTGTCCGCTAACGGTAACCTTGTTGTAACGCGAGCAAATGGTAACGTCGTAAGAATTAATCCAAACAAAGGGATCGTTGTTCGGATGAAGGCAGACGGTACCAAGGTAACGCAAAAGTGGACACCTACGCCGACTAAGGCTGTTGGAAAGACTGGATCCACATACAGCGCAAGCGGCGGTGTTGCAACCAAGTGGAATATAGAGTCTATGCCTAGGAAGCAAAGTCTTACAAATTCACAACCAAAACCTTCACGAACACAAGACAGGAACCGATAATGCCAGGCAAGATGATTCCCGTAAAAGGTCGTGGTCCAAAGGGCGCTACCAAGAAGCCGAAGGGCAAGGGTATGCCTGGTGACCAGTACAAGCCAGACTCAAAGAAGCCAACGCCAAACCGACGGCGCTTCCTTGAGCAACTCAACGAGATGAATAAGAAGGCGGGTTACTAATATGCCGAAGGTAGGCGGGAAAGAGTTCCCATACACCAAGAAGGGTATCGCTGCGGCAAAGAAGGCTGAGAAGGGCCTCTACGCCAACATCAACGCCAAGAAGAAGCGGATTGCCGCTGGCTCTGGCGAGAAGATGCGCAAGCCAGGGAGCAAGGGCGCACCTACTGCTAAAGACTTTAAGGAATCAGCCAAGACAGCAAAGGGTCGTAAGGGGAAGTAATGGCAACATTTAAGTTCGGACGAACGGTCGACATCCACTGGCAAGGCTACGAGATTGTTGGGCCAGCGGAAACGGTCTTCTCTATTCCAGACCAGCTCTATGAGGAGTTTGATGCCGACATCGCTCCAGTAGAGCCGACCCTTGTATGGCTTGACACGAACGAGTTCCTCACCCTCTCCAACTCCGTCTCGGTCAGCACCCTTGAGGCCACCTTCCCAATCTCCGTCACCACGACGACATCGGGTAGGAATGTCTCCATCTCGTCGTCAACCAACCCAGCGGGGTATACGATTGTTGCGGACGGTACTGGTGGGGTCATCTTCCAGGCTGGATCTACTGGCGCACTAACCTCCGTTGTTGGCGTATCGCCAATCAGCGCAATCATTGCGGGCAATGCCGCTTCGGTAAGCATTGACCAAAGCCTCATCACTGGGGCTACCGCTGCCAATAACGCACAGGTCGTCCGCTTCCTCGTGAAGAACACGACTGGCACCACGATCCCGAAGGGTTCTGCGGTGTATGTGTCTGGTGCGACTGGCGACAATGCACTCATCTCCCTTGCTTCGGCAACCTCCGATCCATCTTCGTCCAAGACGCTCGGCATTACCGCTGAAGCGATTGCAAACGATGCGTTCGGGTATGTTATTGAGGCTGGATATCTCACCGACATCGATACCTCAGCAACCACCGCTGGCGCAGCCGTCTGGCTAGGGAATACCCCTGGCTCGCTCGTATTCGTCAGTCCTCCAGCAGAGCCAAGCCACTCCGTCTACCTAGGTGTTGTGGTTCGGGTGCAGTCAAACAACGGCTCCATCCTTGTCAAGGTACAAAACGGATACGAGCTGGATGAACTCCACGACGTATTCGTCGGCGGTGTCAGCACGGCCCTGCCACTTGTCTACAACAGCACCTCTTCTGGTTGGGTCGCCCAGGCGCTGACCTCGGTCGGAATCGCAGACAATGCCGTTGTTGGCTCAAAGATCATTGACGGCGCGGTTACTTCTGGAAAGATTGCGGATGGATCAGTCACATCTTCCAAGATCGTTGCTGGTGCTGTCGATTCATCCATCCTTGCAGACAATGCGGTTGTGGCAGCAAAGATCGCCGCTGGTGCGGTTGGTTCTGCTGCTATCGCCGCTGGTGCAGTTGTTGCTGGGGACATTGCTGCCAATGCAGTGACCAGCGGAAACATTGCTGCTGGTGCAGTTGGCACGGCAGCACTATCTTCTGGCGCTGCGGCCAACGGAACTGTACTGACGGCAAACGGATCTGGTGCCGCGTCATTCTCCGCCATCTCCGCGCCAAGCCTTACGGTCGCCCAGAACGCCCAGACAGCCTCGTACACCCTAGTCCTGACAGACCAGGATAAACTTATCGAGATGAATGCCGCAACAGCACTTAACATCACAATTCCGCCAAACTCTTCGGTGGCGTTTCCAACTGGGTCGCAGGTCCACGTCCTCCAGGTTGGGGCTGGCCAGGTGACGGTTGTGGCTGGGGCTGGTGTGACGGTAAACTCTTCCGACGGACTAAAGCTACGAACACAGTGGTCTCCAGCCACCCTAATCAAGCGTGCGACAAATACCTGGGTACTGATGGGAGATAACACTCCGTGATCCCTGGACTTACCGCACATAACGTTTTCAAGGGAGACCTTGTGGTTCTTGGACACGACCAATCTCCAAATTTGACAGTATACCGATGGGATAACGGATTTGGTGCAAGGATTACAACCCCAACTGGAATTTTCCCAGTTAATGGTGATGTATATGACATTGCATTTAGGTCCGACAAGAAAAGATTTTATACAGCCAATCGGGCAACAAATAATTATGACACCTTTCGGACACGAAGGTTTGCTAACGGTGTATTAGACATTGGGTCAAGCACTATGACAACTCCAGGATTTGCCGATGCCTGTGACCTCCGCCCACAGAACGACTGGTATGGATGGGCGCACAATAACACGCCAGGTGTAAGTTTCAAGCCAGCAGATATTGATGGATTTGGCGCTGGTGCAAGGGCTGCAATGACTTCATACAACGGCGGTTCGGATGTTAAATTCTCTAGCACTGGCGATGATGTGGTAATGTCTATTGATCCAACACCATACGTATTTGCTGGTCCGTTTACAAGTTCTGGACCAGGGACAAAATATACCGATATGGCGTCAATTCCAAACCCAACAGACGTATTTAACGTTGCCTGGTCGGCAACTGATAGCCAAGTTGCCCTTGGATCAGGAAATAATTCACTAACAAATACTATTCAGGCGTACAGATTCACCCCTGGAACTGGCTGGGGAACAAAGTTTACCGCACCAGTTCTTGCTAATAGACCAACTGGTATATGCAGCGGAATTGTATTTAGAAAAGACAATGACGTACTTGTTATTAATAATGGAACTGCAAGCGCCGCAATTATTGCCTATGCCTGGAGTACCGCTGGCTTTGGGACAAAGTTTGCAAATCCAGCAACACTTCCAGCCGTAGGGTCAGATAGTAACAGTCGCGGTAAATCAAGGTTTACTAAGGATGGAAATAATTTGATTGTTGGCGCCCTTACCACACCATTTGTTCACGCTTGGGCGTGGTCTGCTGGGTTTGGAACAAAATATTCGGACCCATCCAATCTTCCACCTGACCGAGTAAACGTAGTAAAAGTAGTATAGGGAGTAATTATGGCAGAAATCATTAGCGACAACCAGATTGTAAGCGACCTTGCAAATGCGTTTGTAAGTAGGACGCAGGAAGTGTATTCCTACGATGCAAACATTCAGAACTACACGCAAATCCTTGCAAGCAGCGCGGGTGTATTGCCAGAAAGGCTTTCATACCTATCTGCCCTTGGGGATGAGCAGGCAATGATTGAATGCCCGATTGAAGACCTGCCAATTCTTGCCGAGGTACATCAGCACAAGAGGGTGTCGTACCTGATCCGAACGGAGGCAATGGAACGTGCCAAGGCTCAATCAATCCTTACCGCAATCGGAGCGCAACTTGACAGTCTCCTTGATGCAGAGCAGAAGGAACTTGTTATCCAAGAGGCGCTAGACAGATTGCAGGGTATCTCAGCTTGACCGAGCTGGCACCAGTCCTAACTGGCTGCCACGTCTGCCGTAGCCCGCTGGTCGAGACCATCAACAAGAAGATGCGTGACGGAGTTCCTGATCTAAAGATCTCTGAATGGCTCGCAGAAAACGCCCAATACATCAGCCGAATCACACTCGGTAAGCACAAGCGTGAACATCTGACCGAGCCACACGAGCGTCTTCGACAGCACGCCGTCAACGTGATGAAGAAGCAGGCGAAGACCATCAAGGCAACAGGCGACCTCGCTGGCCTTGTCCGCGACTACGTTCACTCCGCAGTGGAGGAAGGGCTAATGACCCCCACGCTGGCAGAGGGGCTACGTGCGCAGGAGATGATTGACCGCCGACAAGAGAAGGGCGCAGATCGAGACATCGCCCTCACCCTCGCAGGCATCCTTGGCGGCGGAGCAACCTATGCGGTTCTTGAAGCCAAAGAGGTTAAGGAAATTGAAGGATAACGAAGAAGTTCTGGAGGAATGTGGTGCCTAGGCTAAAGATTCGCTCGCAGCTCCCACTCGTAGAGAAGGGCGGCGTGCTTGATGACTGTGGACCGTCCTCGTGCGCAGCCGCATCCTCGTGGGTTCTCAGCAAGGAGATTACCGCTAGGGAGGGCGTAGCAGCCAAGGAGAAGGCAACTGGACGTAAGGATAAGCCTGGTGTCGCAGACAATGCCACTGACCTCTCCGAGATCATCAAGACCTGCAAGGTCCTCGGCGCAAACGGTCGATGGGCGCGGGACTGGGACGATGTGGTCAAGAGCCTTAAGGCTGGTGCCGCAGTCGTCATCAACGTCCAGGCCGCTCGGTTCTACCCGCCACAGGCAATCAGCGCGTGGCACAAGCGGTTCGTCGGTCGGCACGCTGGCGCAACCTATGGCCATATGGCCGCAGCAGTCTGGGACAAGGAGTTCGGGTTCCAGTTCGCTGACCCAACATTCTCAGGTCTCAAGGCAGAGAAGTATTCCTGCATCGTCACAGAGAAGGAATTGAAGGCAATCGCCTCAAGCAAGGGTGAGGCTCCGTACAAGCGGTGCGTCATCATTAAGAAGTAGGAGATATAATGAGCAAGTCTACTCAGGCAGTAATCGCGTCGTGGGGACGCTCGTTTCTCGCAGCCTGCCTCGCGCAGTTCATCGCCCTTGGCGGCGGTGCATTCAACTTTGACACCGATGGATGGAAGTCCATCATCTCCGCTGGAATCGCTGCCGTTGTCCCAGTCATCATCCGCTGGTTGAACCCAGAGGACAAGGCGTTCGGGGTAAAGGAGTAATATGGCAAAGAAGAAGATTGGTCGATATGCCGCGCAGGGCAAGGACAAGGCGGTTGGACAGACTGGATGGGACTCTGTTGCCCGTGATGACCTACGAGATGCGGTAAAGAGCAGCCTTCGCGGGTTTGACACTACCGTTCAGGTGAAGCCTGGAGCAGCAAAGAAGAACCGAGCATCAATCGCCAAGGCTCGATCTGCTGGTGTCAAGGTTATTGTCAAGAAGGGACAGCAGTTTTTCTCGTCTGCTGGGGCACGAGATTCTTCGACTGGTCTTCGTATTGGATACGTTGCTGGAACTTCTGCGCGAGCGCAGCGTGCCGTTGCAGAAGGGGCTGCAATCTCCAAGCGATTCGCTGGATACAAGCCACGACTTGAGGCCGCACGAAAGGCAAACCCAGACGCAAGAAAGATCAGCATTGAGATGACCAAGGAAGAGAAGAAGACGCTTAAGGACTTCTACCGCAAGGGCAAATACAAGGGCTGATGAGCGCCTGGGTCTACGTGGGTGGAACATTTGACCTGTTCCATTACGGACACGCAAACTTCCTCAAGAGGTGCCGCGAGTACGGCAAGGTCATCGTCGCGCTAAACACCGACGACTTCACCAAGAGGTACAAGCGAGAGCCGATCCTCTCACTCGGTGAGCGCATCGAGTCGCTAGAGGCTTGCCGATGGGTGGACGATGTGACGGTCAACATCGGTGACGAGAACAGTGGCGAGACCATTGACTCTATCCGAGACAAAGAGATTTCCTACATTGCACACGGGTCGGACTGGCAGGGGGACGACCTGCTCAAGCAGCTTGGAATTACCCAAGAGTGGCTAGATGCTAGGAACATCAAGATGCTTTACATCCCCTACACGCCAGGAGTATCAACCACAGACATCATAGGGAGAATCCGTGGCGACGTTCACAGCAGTTGTGACTGTTCACGACAACGAGGCGGGAATGATTCGGACGGTTGCTGCGCTTCTTGCGCAGACTAGACCTCCAGATGAAATTATTGTTCTGGCTTCTGATACTCCGCTTGAGATTGCTAGAAAGCTATATACTGGGGCTACGTTCTACGCGGAGCCAAACCTCAACGACTGGGGACACGCCAAGCGAGCCAAGGGGCTTGACCTGGCGACATCTGATTACACGGGCTGGTTCAACCACGACGACTCCTACGACAAGACCTACATCGAAAAGATGATGGCGCAGGACGGCAGCGATGTCGTCTTCTGCGGATGGAGCAAGTCGGCTACCCCAAACTTCAGTGCTGGAAGTTCAACCTCTGGCAACTACATTGCGAAGACATCATACGCTCGGAGTGTTGGATATGAAGATCGACACTACGAAGCAGACGGAACATTCATCAACGGTCTTGCGGATCACGGTGGAAAGATCACAAGGGTCGCAGAAGTACTATATTTCCACAACGAGGTAAAAGAATGAAAACAGCAGCGTGGCAGCGTAAAGAGGGACAGAACCCAAAGGGTGGTCTCAACGCAAAGGGTCGGGCCTCGTACAAGGCGCAGACTGGCGGCACATTGAAGGCTCCAGTCAAGGGCGGAGACAATCCGCGACGCGCATCATTCCTCGCACGAATGGGAAATACTCCAGGTCCTGAACGCGATGCGAAGGGGAAGCCGACCCGACTCCTTCTGTCGCTTCAGGCCTGGGGTGCAAGCAGTAAGGCGGATGCTCGCTCCAAGGCTAAAAACATCTCATCTCGCCTTAAGGCGAAGAAGTCTTGAAGCAGTTAACCAATGAAGTTGCTATTGACCTTGCTCGTGGTAGAGGCGACATTGAGTTCTTTGCTCGTCGCTGGCTTGGCATTGAAGGGAATCCTGGGCAAGTAGCCTGGTGGAAGGCGTGCAGTGAAAGAGACGAAACGGGTTATCGTCCTCGGTACATCACAACGGTGGTCTCCGCTGGGAACCGTGCAGGAAAGACTCTTGCTATGGCTGTTGTGTGCCTCCATCACGCGATATATAAACTAGGACTAGCCAACCCCACACAAGGCGATCCAGACTCCCACCGACGATGGTCGGAATCCCCATACGAGTGGTACCACGTAGGCATCCAGCAGGAAACCGCAGAGCTAGTCTTCCGAGAGATTGAGACCATCCTCTCTGGTGCGCACCCAGCGCAGCGTGGTCGCGGATGTGCTATAATCCAGGAACTCGGCAAGGTCATTGAGACCCAGAAGAAGTACCGAGGCGAGTATGCGTGGGTCAAGGTAAACCCAGTACTCGGTGGCGCAAGCATCCACTTCCGCACCACACAGGATCGAGCGAAGGCTCTCCTCGGTAAGGATATGAATGGCATCTCATTTGACGAGGCGGCGTTTGAGCCACACCTGTTGATGATTTACCAAGAGGTTCTCAACCTCCGCCGACTCTCCACTGGTGGACCACTCCACTTCATCGGGACACCAAGCGAAGGCATCAACGATTACGCGGAACTCTGGGAGAAGGGTAATCCTGAGAACCCAGGGAAGGATGAGAAGTTCATCAGCTTCCGACTCTCCACCCGCGACAACATTGGATACGGACTGACGCAGAACAACTTTGATGACGTTGTTCGCCAGCAAGCCGAATATCTTATTCCTCAGAACATTGACGGGTACTTCATTGAAGCCCGCGATGCCTTCTTCTGGAGCCAGTCAATCCTTGCGTCTTACAGGACACTTGATGATGACGTGAAGCCAGAGCGGAATCACCGATACATTCAGGGCGTAGACCCAGGCATCTCGCACGATGCGACGTGGGCCATCACGCTGGACATTACCAGCCGCAACAGGATTCGCGGTGTGCGGATCAGGAAGCGCGGCGGCAAGCAGAGCATCTCTGCGGTAGTGAATATGGTCCGCGAGGGGCATCTTCTCTACAGCCAAGACGGAGCCTTCTGCACCACCATCGTGGACTCCACGGGGCTAGGTGGCAGGCTTTTCCAGCAAGAGTTCTCAATGATCCGCCCACTCCGAGGGTTTGACTTCGGAGGGACGAAGGCGAAGAAGGTGGAACTCCTCAACGACCTCAAGGCAGTAATCGATAAGGGTCAACTAGAACTTCCGATGGGCGGTCCTTGGGATGAACTCAAGAGACAACTCCTCATCTACAAGTTGGACGACAAGAAGCTAGAGCAAGATGCAGTAATGGCATTGGCAATCGCAGTGCGACACGC